TGTATTACGGCATTCTTCAATACTAAATACAGGTACATATTTTACTTTGCTAACATCTAATCCTAAAGCAGCAGCACCGTCTCTATCAATAGCATTTTCACTATCAAATATAACTGGTATCAAACCTTCTTTTTGAGCATTAGCTAGAATCTTTTGTAAAATAAAACTCTTACCAGTCATACTTGGACCAGCCAATAAGGTCATTCTATTTTTCGGTATACCACCAAACAACGAACCAGATACAATACCATTTAGTACCATCGATCCAGTATCTAACCAACCATCTACATTACTAATAGCACTTTCATTTAAGAAAGATGCATATGGATTAGACTTATCAATTACAGATAAAATATCATCAATTTCTTTACTCATATACTACTATTATAGTATATGTTTATCGTTTATCAATAAATTCTTTAAACTTATCAGCATCTTTTATTTTTTCAAATAACATCGTATGCTCGTAAACGTTTGACCATTTATACATATCCCACTGCCATTTATTAAAATTTTCTTTACAGTAATCTCTATATTCCATTTCCCAATCTGAATGAAACGGGACAGAAAATGAATAAGATTTCCACCCTAATTTATAATCAAATATTTCTTGAGGAGACATACATGGAAAGCCTCTCATATTTTTTAGTTATGAGAGGCTGTTTCTTTCTTTATTTATTTTATTTTTTTATTCGTCGAATAACTTAATAACTTCTGGCTCACCAGCTGCTGATTGATCAGCTGGTACTAGGACCGGGTTTACAATTTTTTCATATTGCTCAATAATTCGATTTTCAATAGCAAAATTATTACCCAATGCAATATTATTTTTTGCATAAGTAAAGTAATTAGCACGTGAATCGTTCTCACCCGGTTGAACAAATTCTTGAAAGAATAGAGGAAATAACTGAACAGCCATTTGACCATTCTCCCCTTGTTGAACTGTAATCATGACAGGATTTTTAGCAACAAGCTTATCATCCGTTTCACTATCAAGCTCGGCAAAAATTGCACGACCTGCGTTATCAATAAATGTGGTATAATTCTTATCTGACATACATATATTTTAATAACTGTTTTATATAATTCAACTTAAAAGATCAAATAAGTTTGTCTGAACTGCATTACCAGGTTTTTGAATAGCCCATTTAACATTATCATAAAATCTTTCAATAACCGCATAAAGATTTTTTTCAAACATTTTATCGTAATCAACATGAAATATCTTTTTAAATTCTTCCGGATAATAATACTTGTATGCCAAGCTTGGTAAATTATACGGGTTTGGTTGTTGTAAGTAAAAGTATCTAACTTTATCTCCTGAACTAATAGTTTCATATTTCTTTTCAATATCAAACTTTTCTAGTAACATATTATGGTAGTAAGCAGCTTTAACATGAATAGGCATACCTTTTGCAGTCTTCCAACCATCACATTGACCTGCATATTTTTCATAACCTTTCAATCCAGATACAAACGTAATATCTTCTACCGGTAGATCTTTAAATATTTTATACGTTTTATCAAGTACTTCATTAGTTTTAGCTATATTTTGTGTTGATAGCATCGTCTCAATTATACCTTTTACATGAGGTTTAATTGCATCTGGCATTGTACTTCTTACAACTTCTACCCCAGTATACTTATACTTATCCATCGGTATACCTTCGTCATCTAATATATGCATAACGTAACGTTTTTTCTGTAAGAATATACCGGTATCAGCTATAACCTCACGTTTAAAGATAAATCTACAGTCTTTAGAATTTAAGTTTTTACCACCCCATACTTTAATTTCATCATTTAAGAAATCTTCAATATTTTGCACTTCATCATGGAATGCTTGAGTTAACTTACCATTTTCATCGGTAAAAGTTAAACCTGCTTTAACGAGAGGTTTTACTGAAATATAACTACTATCAGTATCGTTATAGATGATACAATCATTAAGAGTTTTTTCATCTTGTATATTAGCTTTTTCCTTTATATATCTTTTTAGTAATTCATTTGATTGTTTAATAACTGCTTGACCAGTTAAGGTAATTGAAGCTGCAATATCATCATCACCGAAAGGCGCATGCTTGTTACCAAAGTAACCGTAAATAGAATTAATCAAAACTTTGATACATAACTGCTTAGCATCTAATTGTTCTATCTCAAATTTAAGTTCTTTATTCTTATTTTTACTATACTCTCTTTTTAGTTTACCGAGTTTAGTTTTAACTGCAACTCTCTTATCATAATAGTAGTCTAAAATTTCAGGCATTACCCCTTTAAACCTTTGAGTAAATAATACGTTAGCTTTACTAATAGCTATCTCTTCCTTTTTACAGAACTTTAAAAACTTTTCATGAGTTAAAGTAAAGACTTGACCGTTTGCATGCCTTATAACTATTTCATTATTATTTTTATCTTCAATCTTACCTACTTTAGTTTCTGGAGACATATTTAAAGATATCATCACGTTCGGATATAGAGAGTTAGCATCAAACGATATAATATTTTCTTGAAAACCTTTTAAAGGTTCACCAACATATGCACCAGGATTTTTACCTGTATCTTCATTCCTAATAAACGATGGTACGCATTGACCACGCTTTCTTGATATGACCGCAGTTGCACCATTAATTACTGATAGGGATCCCATAGCAGCTTCAAAGGTAGTTAAACCTACATAAGCTAACATTTTAATTAGTTCCGTATATTTCAGTTTATCTTCTAAGTTGGTTAGCAGTCTAACGTCTTGAATATTATATTCAACAAACGTTTGCCAATCAGTATCGGCAAGAGTTGCAAGATTCATATTACCAAAATCTACTTTCTTCTCACCCAACTCAGCCTCGCCAATTGCATCAAGTTTATAACTTTCTTTAACACCAACTGAGAAACGTTTATATACATCTAAATAGTCAATCAATGAAATGCCTTCAACATACCAACGCTGTTGTTCCTGACCAAACTGACCACGTATCGTTCTACTATAAACCTTACCAGAAGGTGATATTCTATTAGTCCATTCTTCACCAAGTATACGGGTACACCTATTTAAGATATAAGGTAAATCAAAAAATTCACTATTCCAACCTGACATAATATCAGGATAATCCTTTTCAACATACTCAATAAACTTCATAAATAACTCCCTTTCAGAAGAGCATTTAACATAAGTTACATCAGTATCTTTATTATTAAATTCACCTAAACCAAACGTATGGTAATGACGATTTAGAGAATCAAAACAAGTAATAACATTACAGGTATGAGTCGGGTCCTGAGGATTCGGAAACTCATCTGGTGAATAAGTCTCGATATCTAAGAACATTACTTTAATTGGGTTCTTACTAAAGTCAGACGTTTCATTAACCTTCCAAAACGTATCAATTAAGTATTGCTGCACGGCTGGTTGGTTTTCAAATACCCTTTTAATTCCAGTATCTTTAATATACTTAAATCTATCGTACTGGGTTCTAAAACTCTTTTTAACCAGTTTAGTACCAAATATAGATTCATATTCACCTTTACCCTCGACATACAGATAAGGGTCATATGACGTTGTTACTTTAATTCTTTTACCGTCGGTATCCCAGGTAAATAAATTGATACATCTTTCACGGGGATCATAGTATATATTACGATAACTCACCCAATAATTATATCACAGTTCCTAATTATACCTACTTAAGTTTACTCTCTTAGGATCACCTACATGGTATTGATATAATTCAGTATAACAATCAATATTTTTATCATCCTCTAACCATCTTGTATCGGCATATTGACGACCTTTTCTGCAAAGAGCTTTATAACGTTTCCTATCTTGTAAAGTGTGCTCTATTTGAGCAATCATTTCATCACCAGTTTTAAATTTAATTGGTGCATTTTCATAAGTACAAAGATCTTGACAAGCAATCGGTAAACCTAATGCACATGCTTCAATATATTTTAAATCAGATTTAGCTTTATTGAATGTATTATCTTGTAAAGGAGCTACAATCATATTAACGTTTAAATCATACAAACCTTGACCATATTCATATAATCTTTTCCATGGGTGAAATTCTACCTTACCGGATTGAACTAAATCTCTTATCGGTAATGGGTGAGCTCCTAAAAATACCCATTGATATTTATCAATTGTCTTTCTAATAACTTCATTAACATGGTAAAAATCATCTTTAAATTTAACTCGATTTTCGATATCAAAATGAGCTCCAGACCCTGCGTATAAAATCCTTGGCTTCTTCTTATTTATATCATAACTTTCCATCGTCCTATTGTTATTATAAAACCTATCCAACCAAAACTTTGGCATAAAATTAGGCACAACAGTAACATTTTTATTACCTGTTTTATCACGATAATAATCTCTCATAAACGGGCACGTAACTGTAATTTCGTCACACAATGTCATCATTTCTTGAGCTGATTTTCTAATATTTGGATCGGTAAATGCAGTTTTATATTTATTATAATCAGGTATATCTTCATGAAAACATATATCGTCAATTTCATATATTAATTTAATATTGTTTTTATTAGCTAACTGTCTTAACCATTTTACAAATTCTAATTGTTGCGGTGTTGCTTGTCTTTGTATTCTTATACCCTTGGTTTGTATATAATATCTTTCATCAACATTCATTACTGTCGTACCATGTACAACAGCTTTATTATGAGCATTCATTACTTGTTCTGGCCATATCATTCTCCAGTGACCACACCCGGAATAATCTGCATAATAATTTAAAAATCTTGGTAAATCATTTCCCGGTTGATGCGGAGCTTTAACTACATCTACTTGAGGTTTCGGATTAATGATATTATTTTGAAACGGTTTTGCTGCAAACGGGACATTTGCTTGGAATGGTTGATTACCTTGTATTAGCATAATATTAATTAATCAATAAAATTTACTCTTCTAGTGATGCCATTATGTTTTTCTAAAAATATTACGTCTCCGTTAGCAGATTTAATACTTTCCTTTCGATGACTTATAACCATAACACACTCATTATATTTTTGAACTCTCTCATTTAATATCTCTAGAACTAAATCTACTCCCTTTTCATCTAAACTACTATCAAATAATTCATCATAAAAACTAATATTATAATAAACATCACCTTGTGACTTTCTCATGTCCATAAAAGAGAATAAGCAGGCCAAGTCAATAGCTTTTCTTTCAGCTCCTGAAAAGTTATTATAAAGGCATATCTTACCCTTTTCATTTACGATTTCTTCTTCAAAATATTCATTAAAAACGCATACACAATTACTATCCAATTTTTTTAAGAAATGAGTTAATTTACCATTAAAATGAGATAATATTTTCTTTACAATAAAACTTTTTACTCCTTCTTCACTTACAACGAACTTAACCACGTCCATAAGATTTATAACCTTTTTAAGAGAATCTATTTCTTGTTTTATATCATTAATCTTATTTGTTGTGTCACTAATTAATTCATCAAATGAATTAGTTTCATTTTTAATATTATCTATATCAGTTTGATATTGGGTAATAATATTTTCTATTTCAGTTATATTACGTTCAAGATAAGAAATATTATCTTTTTGATTTTTTATACTTAAAAGTTTATTATCTATTTTTGTTTTAGCCACAGAATAACTATTAATTTCTTTAACTGTGGTTTCATAATCTTCTTTATTATCTTTTATATCATGTAAAATTTTATCTAATATATTATTAATTTTTCCTTTTTCTTCATCAATTAAATCTTTATCATGATCTTCTAAAGGTCTTAAACACATCGGACATGTAGCTTCATCAGTACCAATTTTTGCTAATGTATTTTTATTAGTAGTTAAATTAGTTTTTAATTGTACAATTTTTTCATACTTTACATTTTTAATACTATTTAAATCTTCTATTTCTTCATTTAATTTTTCCGATTTATCGATATAAGGGGTTTCATCTAATGATTCAACTGTATTTTTTTCCTCCTTATAGTTTTTAAGGTCAGTATTTTTTACACTTATCTGATCTTCAATTCTATTAATTCTTTGATTTTTATTTTCTTCAAAGTTATCAACTTGCTGCTGCTGAGTATTTAAATGATTATTAGTTTCTTCTAATCGAGTAATTTCAATGTCAAAGTTACGTTTAATTTCATTATGCTCATTACGAAGTTCTGCTAACATTTTACTAAATATTTCAAGATTAAATATTTGCTCAATAAACTTACGTTTTTCTGTCTTACTCTTACCCATGAAAGGTACGTGATTATTAAGAGTCATTATAACACAATTTTGAAATATTTCTGGTGTAGAAGATAATACCGTATTTATATACTCATTTGTATTAGCAATACTATCTCTAGTTTTATCATTACCATTTTTATAGATATAAACTTTACTCGGATTCAAAGTACGTATAATATCAAATTCGTTTACACCATGCTTTGGGTCGTCTACTGTAAATGATAATTGTACTTCACAAGTACCAGAAGTTAAGTTATTAGCTATAAAGTTCTTTTTAATATCTCTTAAAGTTTGACCAAATATAGCAAAATATAAACCATCAGCTATAGTACTTTTACCGACACCGTTTCTCCTATCTTCTTTATCTCTATTGATACCAGTTACAATATGCAAACCTTTTTCAAAATTTACAGTTACGAATTCCTCACCTATAGACAGGAAGTTTTTAATTTTTAACTCTTTAAAGCTTACGTATTTCATCTAACTCTTTCATACAAAGATGTAGAATAATTTACCACGTCTTTTTTATTTTCTATATCTAACATATTAACGAACTCTTCAATTGCATGTTTAATATCAACCCCTGATAAATCGTAATCTTCATCACTTTCAATCTTAAGTTTATTATAGTTTACATCATAATCAATCCTTAATTCAATTGGTTTATATGTAGTTAATTTAGTAACTAAAGCATCCAAATGATCGGTACTGATATTTTTATCAATAATTAATTTTATGATATTACCAGGTAATGAATCTTTAAAAACATTTTCAATATCAGTTATATTGATTAGTTTAGATAGTATTATTTTAATATGCTTTGGTGTAGTATTATTTTCAAAAAATTCATATGACATATTATCCAGATCTAAAATGTAATAACCTTTTGCTTGCATTGTATCGCCGAAGTCCATTTCATATGGATTACCAACATAGATAATAGAGCTATCTTGTTTTTTATAATGTTTTTCATCTCTTGCATGAAAATGTCCTGTGAATATTAACTTAGATTTTTCTACTAGTACATCTGGATCGTCACCATGGTCACAGATTTTAAACATATTCATTTTAAAATTTTCTAACTCAAAATGGCCAAATATTAAATCACTATTCGGTATATCATCTATTTTCGTACCCCATGGACAAAACGATATCAATTTACCTTTATAATCTACAGTAGCAAGTTTATCATACACAGTTAAGTTTTTATAACCTTTAAGAATACTTAAACTATTAATCTCTGATGTATCTTTATACCATGCATCGTGATTACCGGTTATCATAGTAATTTTAAAATCTTTAAATTTATCCAATAAATCCTTAGCAAAATTTAAAGTCTTAACTGAAATTTCATCTCTATAATGAAAGAAATCTCCACAAAATATTATATCAGTAATATTTTTATCTTTAAGTTCTTTTATATACCAATCAGTCCATTTATTTGCAACACCAAGCCAAAAATCACTATTCTGGTGCACACCTAAATGTATATCAGAAAATATAGCTACTTTATTCATTCGGATCTGTATCTTCATCATCGTATGATGGTTTAACATATACTCTACCATCCATTGAATCTAACATTTCCTGCTCATAAATTTTTTCTTTATATTGACTTAAAGTTTCAGCATGCTTTTTTTCTTTTTTAATTCTATTAATAAAAGCATGAAATGCAATAGTGGTAAAATATGAAAATGGGTTATAGTCAGATTCGATATCAAATTTTTTATTAGTAACAGCAGTATACATTTTAACTAAAGCATCTCCTACCATCTCATCGCGATATGTATAATTAATAAAATTAGATGAATAACTTAAACCGTGTGCAATTTTATGGATCATATCACCTAATGCAGGTGTACAATCTTCACATTCATAATATGCAACTAGTTCAGCTTTTAATTCGCGTGGATCTACATAGTATTCAGTCTTTTTTGGTTTAGGACCTCTACGCTTACCAGTAGTTTTTTTAGTATTAGCCATAGCCTAATTATAGTGTATAAATACTATTTTTCAACTATCTCTGTTATATTATAATTAATTTTTTCTGTATTATATATTTCTTTACGTTTGTCAGAATGACGNGTACCGTATTTTAATTTATCAGCAAGATCTATAATAATAAGTTTATCTTTGCTTTCATGCAATCTTAAACCTCTTCCGATTGATTGAATCGTTCTAATAAAACTCTTACCACCTGAAGCAAACATAATCATATGTATATTTTTAATATTAACACCGGTGCTGAAAATAGAACTCATTGCAATACAAATAACATCATTATTAGTTTCCATTATCCTTTTAATTTTATCTCTTTCTTCAACCTCGACTTCACCCTTAACAAAAAATACCTTTTTATTTTCAATTAAAGTTAAGTTGTCATATAATGCATCCCCATGAGCTAAATGGTTAACCAATATAAGAGAGTTGTTATTAAATTTAGTACATATATTTTTGATAATATTATTTCTAAAATTATTAGTATATATAAAATCTAGTTCTGCTTTAAAATTATTATCACCACTAACAACGAGAGGTTTATCTTTATAACCTATGTTAACGACCTTAATGTCTACGTTAGTTAGATAGCTCTCTAACCTAAGTTCATAGCTGTCCTTATCGTATATGACTTTACCCAATTTACCAATGACATTCCATTGCTCTGGTTTATCATCTGGTAAAGTACCGGTTAANCCAAACTTATTAAAAGTATGTATTTTATTAACCATCTTACTTACTTTATTTGATTTTTTAATAGTATGACATTCATCGACTACTAAAACATCTATATATTTTATCCAATCATTATCATCGAATTGACTCTGTAATATACCTCTATTAGCAATAATACAGTTAGCAGTTAAATCTGGTTTTATTTTACCGGTCCATCTTGTAAATTTAAATAATACATTATATTCTATAAAATCATTATAAGTTTGATTGACTAGGCCAAGATCTGGTACCAATATTAAAATTTTTATTTTAGGATTATTAGAATAAAGACTCATCAACAATGAAGCAATAGTTAATGTTTTACCACCACCAGTACCGAGTTTTATAATACCTCTTCCAAATTTTAATGCTTCTTTTACCGAATCTAATTGGTAATCTCTTAATGGAAACTTTAAATTATCATATGCTCTTTCTTCTTTATATACAGGTTTAACTATAGGTAAAATATCTTGGTCTATTTGGTAATCAGTATTGGGATATTCTTGTTTTATGTAACTTAAAATATCAAAAAATAACCCNGGTTCAAAAAGACCAGTCGGTGTTATACCATATATACGAGGGTTAGAATAAAACCTTGCTCTACCTCTCATTCTAAAACGAGCTGTTTCATCTTTAACACTAAAATGTTCCCGTATATTATCTAAATCATCAGTTATTAATCTAATTTTATCTTTAGCTAATTCAAATTTCATTATAATTGTTCCATTTTCATTATTTCAATAATATTTTTTATATCAAAACCCACTGTACTAAAAGTCTTTTCTGTTTTTTCTAAAAATTCAATAAGTAATTCCTCATTACTTATTTTTTCAGATATTTCTTTCATTTTATCATGTTTATAACTTGCTTTTTCTGCAACAGGTATAGTTATCTTAACTGGACTTTCTTCTACAATTTTACCTACTATTTCTTTTTTAATCGAATCTCTAAGTATTCTAAGTTTTAATAGATTTTGTTTATGTCTTATTAACTTAGAAACCCAATAATGCTTACGAGCTGGTGCCTTCATTGAAGAATCTTTCAAATTGAATTCATTAATTTGTAAATCTTTTTCTATTTCATCTATGTATTGATCTAATAAACTCACCTATTAATTATAAATACTATTATGAAGAAAACAACTTTATTTGAAAAAGCTTTCGAAAGGTCCTTGAATGTAAGAAAAAATAGACAAGGGTTAATGGGTTCAAAGACTAGAGTCCATAAAGATAAGAAAAAAGAATCGTCTAAAAAAGAAGGTAGAAAAAAAGTAGGTGAAGAAGATGAAAATACTGTCGGTGGTGGTGCTTTAGGTTCTGCAGCAGCTGCAGGTTACGGAACTACAGTTAGTGGTACACCTGGTATAGATAAATATGCAGAAGGTGATTATAGAAAACCGGTAGCTTTAGGTGCAATGTATTCTAGAAACGGTAAAGTAGGTAAGAAAAAAAGAAAAACTAGAAAAAAGAAGAATAAGAAGTAAATATCTTAATGGATACGGGTATATGGGAAGTATGTAAACCGATACCGGAAGACGCTTTCGGTTTTATATATGAAATTACCAATACTGTTAATGATAAAAAATATATCGGTAAAAAACAAATGGTTCGTAAAATAAAACGTAAACCATTAAAAGGTAAAAAACGTAAACGTATTGATTTCATTGAAAGTGATTGGAAAACATATACCGGTTCATCTGATGCTCTTAATAATGATATAGCTTCACTCGGTTTAGATAAATTTATATTTAAAATATTAAAATTTTGCAATAGTAAATTTGAATTATCATATTTTGAAGCTAAAATGCAGTTTGAAATGGATGTATTATTAAGTGAAGATTATTATAATGGTATTATAAACTGTAGAATTGGTAAAGCTCCTAAATTGTTTTTGGAACAGTACTATAATAAAGGTGATGATGGCTGATTTGCATATAGAAAACTATGATTTTACTATAATTGACTTTAATGAGTTATTAATAAACGATATACAGCCTCAAGTAATTAATTCTTTACATGAATTTAATTTACTAGAAAAGAGCATTAACAATCTACAGGTTAAAAAGTTTATATATCACTATACTATATACAATATATGTCAAAAGTTACTTAATTGTAAGTCAAAGTCTATTATATACTTTAATAATACTCAGTTGGATGACTGCGAATTAACAAAATACTATAAAGAAAGTGATATTTTAACCTTTTTCACTAATTTTCTTCGTAGGGTAGATAGAATATTACCTTTAAAAATATTTATTAGTAAATATTCAATAGTATATCTTGATCATCTTATAGAGATTAATGACGGTAAAGCTCAAACTACTATTAATTCAATGATAAGCAAGATTAATAATATGGATATTAGTAAGTATACCTTTTCAGGTGTAAAGAAATTTACAAAACGTTACGAATTAACATTCTTAAATAAAGATTACTTTAATAGACTATCTACAAAACTACTTCTAATTAGATAAATAATAATATGGATAAATTTAACCAACTGGCTAATGAAATGCTAAGAAAGCAATTTAGAGCAAACGAAAACAACGAAATGGAAGATAAATCATCGAATGATCATGAGTTTGCTGATCAAATGGTAGCTCTTATACCTGAAATTTTTGACGCTATACATAAACAAGATAAAGAATCTCATTTAGTAGCATTAAAGAAGTACGAAGACATAAAGAATAAAGCATTAGAAAAATTTGGTATTGATGGATCAGCATATTTAATAGATCCTGAAATGGCTTCGAATTATTCAGACGATTTTAAAGACAGGAACGGTATGAGACCTAAACAAAGTACTTTTCGTGATGTTATAGAATTTTATTCTAATGGTAATTACGGTCGTATAGTAAATGGTGAATATATTCCTAATGAATTAGTTAGCTATATTGGTGTTGAAATAGAAGATAATGAAATGAAACGAGGTATCGACCCTGATGTAAAAGCAGGTTTAAATACAGTTAAAGCTATTCAAAAATTAGGAATTTTACCGAAAGAAAGATTTTTTAGTGTTCAGGCCGGGGAAAAAGCTTTAGGTAAAGCATTAGATAAAACTTATGTTACTTTAGCTGGTTTATTAAAGAAGGCAGAAAAGGGTTTACGTAAACAATAAGGTATAAACAAAAATGAAAAAATTTCTTAAACAATATAATAAAGTATTAGAACAAGATGAAACAATGGAAGTACCAGCTGAAGATCCAGTTGAAGCTCCTGTAACAGAACCGCAAATTGAACAATTGTCTCCAGAAGGTGAAGTTTTGCTTGTAAGATTAATTAAAAAGGCATTAGTTACTAAAATAGAACCTAGTGATATTGATGAAATTGGTCTATTAGCAGATATTAATGAAACTAACGCAAAAGAATCATTAACATCTCTTATTAATATAATGAAAAAATATTCACAAGATATTGATGTTGAAACATGAGCTGGAAATCCTTAGATCAAGTATATTTAAATGAATCTGCTAATAAAAAAGTAGACAAATTACCCCGGCAAAAGGTAAATTTATTTTTTGAAGACGTTAATCTATTCAGAAGTGAAGGTGATGGGTATGAATTAGTAGGTTCTGTTGATGATAAAGATTATAGAAAAATAGTTAATATAATTAAAAAAGAAGGTGATAAATCAATTGAAAAATTAGTAGAGCAATCTGGATTCGCTAATCAAACACGTTATATAAAGAATTTTTTAGGAGACTTTGATGTAAATTACGGTGAAGTAGAAATATTATCTCAAATTAAACAAAAAATAAATAGTATTACCAGTCAAATAGGTGGTTCTCAAGGGGAATTAAGTTTACATGAAGCTGTTTTTCCTGTTTTACGAAAAATATTATCTGGAGAAACACCTGAAAAACTTGAACAGTTTTATAATTCGTTATTTGTAAAAAGTTTTTCAGAAGGTAACGTTAGTGTAGGAGATGGAGAGTTATTACTAAGCTTATTTACTGAATGTTTTAAAGGTGATGTCGGAGATTTAAAAACTCCAAGCGGTTTAAACGTTGAATTGAAAGTAGGTAAAGGTAGAATTATTAGTGCCAGAGGCGGAGGGTTTAAAAATGATAAAAATAAACTTGAAGAGTTAGCAGTTAAACCTGATCTATCTGTAGAAGATTTACAAGAAGCTAAATTTACTGGAGATGTAATGAAAAAAGCTTTTGCTAATAATTCTATATTACAACAGTTTATTAATCAAAAAATAACGGATCCTAACCAACGAATGCAGCATTTTGCAGGTATAATATTAAATGAATATGGTAACGAAGGTTTTGATGTTGTATTATTTGTTTACCAAAAAGGATTTTCAAGAAAAGCAGGTGAATTTATGGATACTGGTACTTTTGATAAGGCTCGTTATCTAAACGTTACTAATTATGCAAATATTTTAAATGCTATTAATGATAATTTTATTGCTTTTGATTTTGACGGTGAAGGGGTATATATAGGTTACCCAGGAAGTAATGTTAAAGCTAAATTTAAATTAGATTTAAAGGTATCATGATAAATTTTAAACAACACCATAAAGTAATATTAGAATTCTTCGATGCAATCGATGGAGCAGTTAAGCATATTGACCATTTAGAAGAAAATATACTTAATAAAGGTAAGCAAGGTGTTATAGAAGCTATTAACCAAATCGAATCTTCTATATCATATTTCGTTGATGAATCTGATTATAAAATATCTACTAAGTTTGATGGTGCACCTGCTATCGTTGCAGGTGTTGATACTAATAATAAATTTTTTGTAGCTAGTAAATCAGCTTTTGCTAAAAATCCTAAAATCAACTATACTGAAGAAGATATTACTGAAAATCATGGAACAGGTGGTTTAGCAGACAAATTAAAATTAGCTTTACGGTATTTACCATCTTTAAATCTTAAAGGTATATATCAAATGGATTATATGTTTGATCCACAAATGAAAGTATTTG